ATATCTGTATCGAACATTAGAAGCTCTACAAAAGGAGATGAGTTATGCAGGACGCTACCGTCCAATCGATCCCACAGACGAGCCAAACTCCGGCAGCGGTGGCTCCAAGCAGCTACGTGGTTCCAGCGCCCAGCTACCAAGCAGCGCCGGCCCAGCAAGCTCCAGTGGCGTATCAGGTGGGGACCAGTTATCCCCAGGCAGTACCACAGGCGGCCCCCAATTACCAATCAGCCCCTACGCAGTACGCCCCCCAATACCAATCGGAGGCTCCCAGCAGCAATCCATGGGAGTCGGCGTTCAACAAGGTGGTGAACCTGTTGAGCAGTCCAGTTCAATCCCCGTTCCAGGCTCAACCATCAGCACCGACAACACAGTACGCTCCAGCCAATTACGGCCAGCAGTACAGCAGCCCAGCTACGCAACAATCGGCTCCGCAGACCTGGTCACCCAACCAGACATCCTCGCCCAGCTATTCCCCAACTTCCTCCAGTCAATCCTTGGAGGCAGCAGCCCAAGCAGTGGTGCAAAACCTGAGCCCAGAAAGCCAGCACGTAATCAGCGCGTACGGCCTGGAAGCACCCGCAATCCTAAATAACTATGCCCTCCAACTGGAGGGGATGCTGGATAGTGCAGTTGCCTGGGGCCAAGAAGCACAAGGTATCCTTCACCGTTTTGCAAATTTCTCTACTGCAGAGCATCAAGAGAATCTTGCATACAATGAAATCCTGACCAATCCAGATGTGTTGAGTGATTACACACTCAAGTTCTTTGGTCCCGAAGGTCCGTACCCTGTGTACGAAGATGAGTCTCAACTTGAGACACGTGGTTATCCCACAAATCCTATTGAGCAAACATTTGGTCAGTTCCCTGCTCCCCCTGCTGCTGCCGCTCCTCAGCAACCTGAAAACTTCTGGGGTACCTTCAAGCAACAGATGGACATGGATCCAAGCCAAGCCTGGCGCATTCTGAACCAAGCTCAGCCTCAAGTTGTTGCAAACAAACTGTTTGTGATGGAGTGATGCCATGCGTCGCGCATTGCAACTGGGCGTACCTATTGCCGCTGGCTTAGCCACGGGTGGGTACGCCCTTTCTCAAGGTGAAGATCCAGGTTCTGCAATTCTTGCTGGCGCCGCAGGTGGCCTGGGTGCCTATGGTGGTTTGATTGCTGCTCGTGACGTTATTGCACCACGTCTTGCGGGGAAGTATGGCAAAGTAGTTTCTGGCCTGGAAAAAGTGGCCGACAAAATTGACACTAGGAGACTTAAATTACCCGCAGAAAAAGAAGAAGGCTTGCGTTCTCGTGCTTATCAAAAACTTTCAAATGCAGCAATTTCTGCTGGCGTAGCTGCAGAAAAGTATGGAACAGAACGTAATATCGGCAAAGCAGCAGCAGCAGGTTTAGTTCCTGCATCTGCATTAGCCGCTGGCCTTGGTGGTGTTGCTCTTGGTGCTATTCCTGGCGCAATGAATGTCCCAGGGTTCCAGCAAGGCGGGGCAATTGACCCAGAATCACCATATGTTTCTAGTAACACTCAAAATGCAAAATATGGTGTTACTTCATATGCATCAACGCAGTATGCGTAATAAAATTACCGACTGCTAAAATTTGTGTTAGATAAGACATAATAATGTCTGAATCTTTCACCCGATAACAAAACACTTCCGCGACACTGGAGGATAAACCAAAGTGTTCATTGATAACGATTTTCCAAAAATCTTGGGCGCCGAACTCTATCGGCCCCATCCTGCTTATATTGCTGAAATGGCTGTCGAGCCAGTGGTCGTGCATGACTTCACTCGCCAGCCTGGTCAAACTGTCCAGTTAGACCGCTATAAGTTCTGGGGTACCCCTGGCACGAAGGACAGCCGTGAGCGTATTGCTGATCAAACGATCGGTACCGCTAACAGCCGTAACATCACCAAAGAGAAAGTGCTGGTGGTGCTCAAGGAGTACACTGGTCCTGCTGACCCGGGTGATCCGACCCAGCCTAGCACCTTCAAGATTGCCCGCGAGACCTTGATCACAGCTCAGCGCCTGCTGCTGGATTCGGGCAACCTGAATATGTTCCACCAGTCCATCGGTAGCCTGACGCTGCTCGATGACTATCGCCGGTGGCGTGACCGCGTCTTCATTGACGAACTCGCCAAAGCTGAAGCCAACGGTGCCGCTTCCACAACCCAAGGTGGTTACTACTTCCCTGGTGGCAAGACCAAGGATGGTTCTGGTCGCATCTCCTATACTGGCACAGAGTACGGCAACGAGCTGCAGCAGTTCCAAGTGCGTACTGACCTGCTGACCCTGGTTAAGGATCTGCGCAAGCGTAACGTCCCCACATTTGCTGACGGGCTGTATCGCTGCATCTGCGATCCTACTTTCATGATGCATCTGCGTCGTGACCCAGACTTCCGCGAGATTGCTCGTTACGCTGGTAATCCTGGCCAAGGCATGTACATGGGCAACCCCATGATGCCTAACAACGCCAGCTTCTACATGGGTCCCCAGGCTGGCCAAGGTTACTTCCTGGCTGGCGAACCTGTGATGCCAACAGGCGTGCAGTTTGAAGGCGTTAAGTTCTTCGAGTCCACCAACTTCCCGACCAAGAACGTTAACACTTCGTTTGACGGTGGTTCGACCTATGCTTCTAAAGAAGTTGCCCAAGGTTTCTTCTTTGGTCCGCAGTCGGTTGGTGTTGGTATTGGTGGCCCGAATGCTCAGGTGCTGATCAACAACAACGACGACTTCAGCCGTTTCATCATCCTGATCTGGCAACTGTACGCTGGTTTCGAAATCCTGAACAAAGATTTCGTTACTACCGCATACAGCTACGTGCAAGATGACGGTACAATCTGATAATTAGTCCACTAACAAAACATAGGAAAAGATAAATGACCTATTTGTCCGCAAAGAAAATCTTCCCAGGTAACTGGGCAGAACCGCTGAACGGTTGGTACAAGAACATTGATACCAACGACGACGGTACCAACAATGCTTCCAAGGGTGGCCCTACTTCCGTTCTGGCCATCCCTGGTTATCGCTACTTCCAGCAGCGTGGTTATGTCCCCGTGACTAACACCTCTGGCGCAAGCATTGTGGCTTCTGGGAACGTGATCGTTCCTTCCCCCTACCGTCAAGATGACACACGCCCTGACATCACCGGCATGGTGATTTCTGGCAGCACCACACTGCCTGCTTACATCTACCGTGCCACCATCTCGGTTGCTTCCGGTTGGGGTGATGGCCGCGTTGCTTCTGGCATCTATGCTGCCACCGGTAACGTCCTGACCTTTGCCACCGGTCTGACCTCGACTGGTACTGTGGGTGAGGCCGTGGCCCAAGCTAACCTGACCTCCACCACCTCTGGTGATCAAGCCGGTGAAATCTTCTTCGCCGCCGGTAGCGCCGCCTACAGTGCTAATCCGTTCATTACCGTGACCGGCGCTACAGGTGTTGCTCCGAACGTGGTGTATAAGTCCATCACTGGTGCTGCTACCTACAAGGTGCTGGCCCGCGAATCGCAAACAGCTACCTCCACCTCCGGCGGTTGGTACATCTCTAGCGGTGATGCCAATGCTGGTCGTACCGGTTACTTTGTGGTTGAAGTGTGTTACGTCCAACCTGACGAAGCACCTGGCTACGAAGACATTGATGGCTACCTCCTGGGCCGCACTGTTAGCTGATTGAGTTAAACTAGGACCAGACAATAACTGGTCCTATGACAACTCTTTCCCATGCACTGCTTTATCAGCACAAAAAGACAGGTGCACGCGTCAAGGTTGTAAGTGAATGGGATAATGGCGATTGGTACATGGTCGAAGATCAAGACGGTCGCCTTTTCACTGCTTACAAAACTGAACTGACACCTGATGAAGATGCAACCAAAAAGGTTAAAACACTTCAAGTAAAAGATAAAGCAGCTAAAGAAGAGCCACGTACTTTCCCGCCCGATCACCGTTTGAATATCAACTCAGCTACCGCCCAAATGATCGCTGATCATATTAAGGGCATTGGGTTGAAAACGGCACGAGAGATTAAAGATCTTCAGATGTCCTTATCGGGTGAAAGGTTTAATAATCTCGAACAACTCAAGCAAATCAAGCGGGTTGATTGGGAAGCTGTCCTGGCTGCAGATCTCATCCGCGTATAATTACTTTTGTAGACCGAACAGAGCCCCTGGGAAACCAGGGGTTTTTATTTTAGAATTGAAATAAAACATACGATGGCAGGCATTATATACAAAGGACGCGTAGGCTCTACCGGAAGATCAACCGGTCCGCATTTGCATGTTGAAGTGCAAGACCTTGCAACAGGTGCTTTTTTAAACCCGGAAACAATACGCACTCCTCTTGCAGGATTACGTATTGGCGAAAAACAAATCCCAGCATTAATTAAAACACCAGAAGGTGGTTTTGCTTTTAATCCTGAGGCTGGCATTACCGTTACATCTAGATATGGCCCCCGCGGCGGACGCCAGCATAGCGGTGAGGATTGGGCACTACCAGAAGGGACACCCATTTTTTACGAAGGAGCAGGAAAATACGTACCCCTAGCAAATCAAGGTGCGTATGGAAATTTGTCTACATTTAATACTGGAGATAATAAATATCAAATTCGTTTAGGTCATATGCAGTCTTTGGGAGAAGCTGCTGATCTTACTGAAAATAAAGTTGCTGATCCTTCAGGTGCCGGCTTTAATCCCAAAGAATTTTTGACTGGTTATTTATTGGGTACAGGCTTAGTTGGTGAACCAAAAGAAAGTGGGATAACAACGATCAAACGTCAGCTTGTTAAACAACTTCTCCAACCACAAGAAACCGATATGTTTAGCAAGCTCTTGATGTCCATGCCTAATCCTTATTCTGTTTAATTCAGTACATTTATAATTAAACACATACGGCAATAAACTGTGAATCTGTCAGATTTTGACAAAAGTAGGGTCCGGTATCATCTGGGCTATTTCACGGTGTCCGTGCCTGCAGGTGATTATGCTCGCCTGGAAGAGGCAATGAATACAGTCCCTGATTCGTATTTTTACGACAAGATTGTTATTCAAATTGGTCGTTGCGATACGGCAGAAAAGAAAACAGAAGTAGCCACTTCTCCTTCTACACGCCTGGAAAGCATTGCTGGTGACGTTGATCGTACGATCAGATCAAGTAATGCCAAGGAAGCGCTAAAAGTTTGGGATGAGATTTATCTCTACGAAACCAACCGTTTAGCTGGCATCCTTTACGTTCCTAACTACAAGGATCCGTTCCAGGCAAGGTATCGTTACGAACGCTCTGGTGCTGAATTTATTCAAGCACTTCCAGGCCCTGCAGATACAGCAGTTGGCTCAAGAATTTATTTACATGAGGTTTGGCGGTAATGGCTCCAAATTTAGCTGCTCGTCGTGAATTAAGAGGCGCCGCTGGACTGGCGAGAAACCTTGGATATGGCGCTGGTTTATTTACTGCACCAAGTTGGATGCCCGCTATCTTTAATCTGGGCCAATCCAGCTCTCCTTTAACGCAAGCTGTAAATCGCATTCCAGGAATGCGTGCAAACCCAGAAACAGATATTGGCAGAAGGCTTGGTAATTGGTTGTCTAATGAAGCTCGTTATTTCGGCAATCAAGTAAGCCGAGGACAAACTCCATATGCTCCGAACGCACAGCAGCAACAGCCTTTACTTGGCCGAGTGTCTGCCCCTGGTACTGATACCGGATCTTGGCGTGGAGGTGCTGGGTCGTCAAACGGGGCCAGGGGTGGTGGCGGTTCACCTGCGGCAGAACGTGCTTACCAATCTGAAGCATCTCGTGTTGCTCAGATGACGGCACAGAATCCTGACCTCCAGCGTTATGAAGCTGCACGTCAACTTGCTGTAGCACCTGGGGCAACACCAGAGCAAGTGCAATCTGCAGAGGATATCGGCATGCGTATCTGGGCTGAAAAATACGGCAAAACCCTGGCACCAAAAGTTAAGCCTGGTCAGGCAGGATATGACGTTATTCAAGGTGTATTAAATACAGGCAAAATGGGTGCACCGCTTGATCTGCCCTTCAATCCTTCCAGTGTGTTAAGTACTGAGCCAGTACCCGCTTCTGCTGAGTACGGCGCGACTGCTCCTGCTGCAATGCCTCCTGAAGCCGCTTTAGCAGCCAACGCATTTAGCAATGTTCAGCCAGGGATGTTCCAGCGTTACCGCGATCAATCTGCTTTAGAAGTATCGCCGTTGTATGACAGCACACTCTCCTCCCTTGGCACAACACCTCCCCTTGGTGCATTAAACTACGGCGGAGCTGTTCAACCGATTGGTGGAAATGTGGTTGATGAAGCATTCCGTGGAGATAAGGCTCGTCAATTAGCAGAGATGTTCAAGAATGCTATGTTAACAGGTAATCGTTAATTCCTTGGCATTGCTTTGCATGTAAGCCCAGCCGACTGGACACAGATCCTTGGATCTACGGGGACCAGTGTTGTTGCTTTAAAACCATGATTCTCTGCCCGAAATTTGTTAAACGAACCCTGACACACCTGGCCACTGCACTGGCACTCCAAACAGTCTTTATTCCTGGTCTCAGGGCAAGCTCAAATTGGGTAGGAGAATAAGGCGGTAAACATGACTGAGCGTGAATTACTAGAAAGCTACGTATCTAAACCTGCAATTCAAAATGCATTGCGGGTTATCCGTTTTGCGGAAGGCACTGAACGTGGCGGACCGGATTCTTATCGCGTCATGTTTGGCGGAGGGCTGGCTCCTGATTTAAAGCGGCACCCAGACAAGGTCATCAATCGAGGTGGATATTCAAGTAGTGCTGCTGGTGCGTATCAGTTTTTAACGCCAACTTGGCAATCATCTGCTAGTGCGTTAGGTTTGACAGACTTCGGCCCAAGAAGTCAAGATTTAGCTGCCACGCGGCTCATGAGGAATCGACTCATGTCCATTGGCGGTTTAGCTACTCTAGAAAAAGAAGGATTTAGTCCACGCGTATCTGCAGCGCTGGCTCCAGAATGGGCGTCTTTACCTACGCTTGAAGGTAGAAGTTATTACGGCCAACCTGTTAAAAATCTTTCTGAGCTGCAGAAAATTTATCAACAATCTCCTTCTCCAGCAACACCAGCCCAGGCCTCTGGCGAGACGCCAAAACAAGATGTATCTTCCAGTGGGTTTTTTGAAGGGTTGCTTGCTGCGTTCTCCGGCAGTAAACCCAAGGAAACTTCGATGAAAGAGCTTCTTGCTCAGGAGTTGATGACGCAGATGTTAAATCCACCCGCTCCAACTTCGTTGTTTAATCCTTTCCAAATGCTGTTGAACAACTACAATCCTTATGGTTAAAACACGTTAGAATTAACGAATTAAGAGTATAAGTAGATGTCGTCAACAGCTACGAATAAACAGCCACTTCTCGTGGATCGTCCGCTGTTTGATTCCGTAAGGGTCACAACACAAACAGTAGGTAGTGCTTCGTCTAATACCTTGTTTGTTCAAGGCGGTCAGGCACCATCCATCCTGGTGGATATGGATGCCAATCTTCAAGAAGATAGTAATAATGGTGGCGTTGTTGATTCCATTACCATTACACGTAATGATTTTTACCGGGCACCAGATTACACGGTTAATGCTTCGACTTCTGGCACTGTTGTATCTCTTGTCAGTGGTCAAATTGTGTTTGTTGCTTCCACTGGGGTCCTGAGCACAACGGCCGCAAGTGGTTATGGTTACTATACTTATACTGGCGCCACAACATTAACTGGCATTAATACCTCACTTCTATACTCCGGTGGTACTGCAACAGGTTTTGATTACAAAGGTGTTGCTTATGGTGCACAACCAGCGGTAACTTTTGTCTTCTATCACACACGTAATACGACAGTACCCATTCCAGCTTCTGGTGACTACAAGGTCCTGTTTGCCAAAACAGTTCCTGCCGGCAGTGGCACCGTTGATTGTTCCGATGTAATGCCTCAACTTGCCACACCGGTCGTCAGTGCAGGCAACACCAATGGCCTTGGGGCTACAGCGCCACTGCGCAATAAAGGTGTTTACCTGGAACGTGGTGATCGCATTTACGTTGGTGTGTTCCCAGATGGTCCCAACAGCTCTGGTTACATCCCTGGTGCCCACGTAATTGCAGAAGGCGGATTCTTCTGATCATGGCAACAAAGAGTGGAAACTCTTTTGGTAATTTTCAAGGAAACGTTCCATACAAGGTAAATGGTCTAAAGCCAATTACCACTGAGTTTTCCAGGGGTTCAGTCCCAAATTCGTTGTATGCAATTAACAGGGAATCTGCCTGGACAAGATGGAGGCGTGGTTACGAACTAGCAACTGCAACCTCCTACAGCAATAATTACGTTTACCCATTTCGCTACGAAGTACCATTCCCTGAAGGCTTCCTGCCAGCAGGGACGTCCTACCCAGATATTCTCGGTGTGTTCCAAGGTTTTCCAACCTTGAACAAAGAGTTTAGGGTACATTGGTCTGCAAAGAAAACAGAAGGGAGTGTACGGTCAGATCAAATTACGCCTGCATCACGTCTTGTCAGCGACGACTGGATTGATACTGGTTTCAGAGATTACGAAAATATTGGATATTGGCTTGATGAAGATACCTTGGCATATAACTCAGATTTGTATGTCGAGTCTGTGACAGAAGATGCTAATTACTGGTACGTAAAACTACACGGTGTTTGGGACGCAGGTAATAAACTACCTCCACCCTTTTATATCGACATGGGTGGATCACTGGAAGGACTTAAGCCATTAAATGGTGAAATCTTAGAGGATCGTATTCTTACCAAGAATGGTGCCATTATTGATCGCGATTCAATCAACCCACTTACGCAAAAACGTTATGGATATGTTCAAGCTGTTCTCGTTGATACCAATGAAGAAACAGGTGTATTGACACTGAAAAAAGCTGGTTCTGTTGAAGCAACACCAGATCGCGCTCTGGTTACTCCAGCGACCAGGCCACCACTTGTTGGGCGATATCTAATTACAGGACCACGATACTGTTGTACATGTCAGGATTTTACCCGGAGGCAGTACAGCTACATGCGCAACTTGGGTGCATCAAACAAACGTGCATTCCCACGTGCGGGTCTTGGTAGCATCAAGCCAGGTCGTTACGAGATGCTGAAACGTCTTGGTATTGTTGACAACTCTTCTATGACAGATGCAGATGTTAACCGCATTCTACAAATCATTTCACCTGGCTCTCAATTTGTTTTACCTGATTCAATCACCACAGAATCTGTCATTGATTTGAACGCAGGACGAGACAATCCTGGTGTCTACTCAGAATTTGGCTACATCTATTTGCGTTCTACTGACAACCCAGGATTAACGGGATCTTCTGCTGAGGGTATGCCGAGTTACGAAGATTACACCTCTCTAATTACAAATCCAGATTCTCAGTCAATCCCACAAAAAGAGATCACATCACTCAACGATTTTTGGTCCCCAGTGCTTGATGAGATGCGTTACTGCAAACACATCTATGCGATGCGCTTCCAAGATGATGTATTTCCTCCAGAACCATCAGATTTCCCAGTTGAAAATGGCAGCATGGTGAACTGGGAACAAAATCTTGTTGATAAAACAGAGAAGGACCAAGAAAAAGCATTGCGTTTATTGTCAGAAGAAGCTCTGTCTTATATGGACATTCCTCCCTACAACTGCCAGGCGCAAGCAATGCAACCAATGCTGCAACGTTTATTTAACATCCCATTGACATACATCAAGATTGATGGTTTTACCATGTATGACAAGCATGGTTTGCCATATGTTCCGGCACTAGGAGAGAAGCCCAGCACTTGAGCTTTTTCAACTAAAATGATTTAAATGGGTAATTGGCGCAATAAGTACGAATGCTCCTCCTCACTTCAGTCACAGATGTCATTCAGATTGTTGCAACAGATGCAACACAGTTAGAAATCCATGCGTCATATGCAGATAACGCATCGGGTGTTGTTACCCCTGGACGGCAGAATAAAACTGTAACTGTTAGCGGTACTACCACAATTGTTACCGCACCGGAAGAAGGCGTTGAACGTAATATCCGCACGTTGTTTATCCGTAACGATGACGCATCTAACTCCAATAACGTACGTGTTGACCATACAGATGGAACCGTAACATCCACGCTGTGGTATGGAAACTTATCTGCTGGAGAGGAGGTCATCCTTTCCCAGGAAGGAACATGGCATTCTTATGACCTTCTTGGGTTAGAAAAGAATTACAACATGATTGGTGCTACCGGCCCAGCCGGTAGTCCAGGTGGTGCTACAGGTGCTACAGGCGCCCAAGGCTTAACAGGTTCCACCGGCGCACAAGGAAGTACAGGTGCTACAGGCGTTGGTATCACTGGCGCCACAGGTGCTGTTGGTGCGACAGGCAGCATCGGTGTTACAGGTGCCACCGGAGTACAAGGAACAACAGGTCCCACAGGTATCGCAGGTCCTACTGGCGTTACAGGCCCAGCCGGTGCCACAGGTATTGGCATTACTGGCGCTACGGGTGCTGCTGGTACCGATGGTGCAACTGGTGCGACAGGTGCTACGGGTGCTCAAGGTCCCACAGGGCCGCAAGGTACGACAGGCCCCACAGGTG